CTTATAGGTCCTACTAACGGTGGGTCCGTAACTCAAGCTACAAACAAATCTACGGCTGTTACTTTAAACACTGAGTCCGGTGTTATTACTACTAATAACGCGGCTTTAGCTGACGCTGCGGAAGTTACTTTCCAAGTTAATAACGATAAAGTAACTGCAACCGACATTCCCCAAATTGCTATCGCATCAGGCGGAACTGCGGGTGCCTACTTAGCTACTGTAAGTGCCGTAGCGGCGGGTTCTTTTAAGATTTCAATTTCCAACGTGTCAGGGGGGTCTTTATCCGAAGCTATCGTAATTAACTTTGGTGTTTCTAAAGGATCATCTAGTTAATGGGTATGTTCGCCTTTAGGCGTTTGAGGGAACAAGAAGCTGCCAAAACGGTGGCTTCTAAACCTCCTATAAAAAAAGTAAAAACTAAACCTAAAGTAAAAAATGGCAATCTCGATAAACGCGACGGTAGGCAACGCGTCAGCAAATAGTTACGTTACGTTATCTGAGGCCAACGCTATTGTCGAAGGCTTAATATTAGATGATGATGTTTCGGCTTGGGACGGGTCGAATGATGATAATAAAAATAGAGCGTTATACACCTCGACTATAAGAATCGACCGTGAAAGATTTATCGGTGCGAGGGTTACTAATACGCAAGCATTACAGTGGCCTCGTCAGGGGGTAAGAAAACCTGATACTTATATCAATACTTATTCGGTCGGATTTCCTTTTCGTATTTCTACAGATTATTTTGCGGAAGATGAAATACCGGAGCAAGTTAAAAAAGCTCAAGTTATATTAGCGGTTTATTTAAACAACAATAGAGATGGGTTAGGATTATCGGGTCTAGAGGATTACAAAAAAGTAAAACTTGGTAATCTAGACGTAGAACCTAATTTTTATGGTGCGGTCGGTGCCGATAGAGTGCCGCCGTTATTCGAAAGGTATTTTACCGGTTTAAGAATTAGCGGTCCAAGTAACATAGCCATCAAAAGGAGTTAATTATGAGCTACTATCCCGCAGCAAAAATTATAAATGATACCGCAGCGCATACGGGTCGTTTTGGTTGCATAAAAGCTTTACAAGATTCTGTTATTAATACTTTAGTAGCGGAAAACATTTCAGGTGATCTTACCGGCTTACAATTTAAAAGTAACACCGCTATTGAAGGAATTATTACAAGTGTTAAATTAGATAGCGGAACCGTAATCGCATATTTAGTCTAATGAGTCTTAATTCGGGACTAAGAAAACTTACTTCGAGGGTAGTCAATAAACTTACCGGCGAGGTTACTATACGCCAAATAACGAACGGAGCTTATGATGCGTCTACCGGCACGGTGAGTGAAAGTAATACCGACGTTACTATTAAAGGTTTAATTCAAAACATAAATAATAATGAGGTTAATGATTTAATTCAAGCAGAAGATAAAAAAGTTACTATAGCGGCAAAGGATTTAACTTTTACTCCTTCGCCTAAAGATAAAGTAGTTATTAGTTCAGTTATATATCAAATAGTAAGAGTAGTAACGGAAGAGCAAGAAAATACGGCTATTTATTATGAATTATTTTTGAGGTCCTAATGGCTAGACAAATAAGGTTAGATCAAATAGATGATGTTATGGGAGAAGCGGTTCAAAAACTTGTAGCAAAAGTTACTCTGGATTGGACTAGAAGAGCAAAAAAAGCGACGCCGCAAGACACCGGAAATTTATTTGAAGGTTGGCAAACCGATATAAAAAAATTTAAAGGGACTATTATTAATTCTGTAAAATATGCCGAACCTGTAATTTACGGCACTAACTTACCTCCAAGCTGGCAAGGTAGATATAGAACAAGACGCGGTACTATAAAAGGTTTTCCCGAACTACAAGCAAAACAACTTATTAAACAATATGTCCCGCAACAACTTAAAAAAATTATTAGGGAGAGTTAAATGGCCGCTACCGATTTAAACACTGTAAGAGCGACTATAGAAAGTAGGTTAGCCACTGAATTAGCAAATAGTCCGGCTATCCCCGTAGTTTTTTCTAATATGCCTTTTGATTCTAAAAGTCAAGATAGTTTTGTTCAATGCGAAATAAGTTTTGGAGGTGGGTCTATTATTTCTATGGGAAATCAAACTAACGCTTCAAACTCCATAGTAGGTTTAGTTCTTTTAAATATATTTACTGAAGACGGTATAGGATCGGGAGCTAATTTTACTATTTGCAAACGTTTACGGGACCTTTACAATAGAATTACAGTTTCCGGTGTCATTTTTGATGCAGTTGTTGGGCCGGAAATACTTTCGACTCCTCCTGAGGGCAAATTTGCTACCCAACTCCGTATAACTTTCGAAACTTTTGAATCACTCTAATTATGGCTAAAATTGAAATTACCGAAGAAATGCTCGACGCAATCGAACATATAAAAGGTAGAAGAGAAGCAAACTATTGGGACCCAGAATGTAAAAAGTATTTTGAGTCGCAACAAAATCCAAAAAAAGATGCAGAAAAAGCTAAAAAAGGATAATATAAATATAAATATTATTTTTTAAATCATGGCTACCGCTATTAGAGGAGATGTAGGCAAGATTATGTTCCATAACGCAGCCGGTACTGAAGCTGATGTAGCGGGAACAAGATCATGGTCTTTAACTATTAATAAAGATACTTTAGAAACTACAGCTCAAGGCGATACAGCTAAAAGTTTTGTCGGTGGATTAATATCTGGTGAAGGTTCTGTAGAACTTCTTTATGATACAGCCGGTAATAGTGATTATCAAAATTTTATTGATGATGTTTTGACTACCGGTGACGCTGCCGATGCTTTATTTGAATTATTTCCAGATTCTGGAACTGCGGCTAAAAAAATAAGTTTTTCCGGTATTATTAATAATGCAGAATTTGGAGCTACTTTAGGCGAAACTCAAATAGTGACTGTTTCCTTTATTACTTCAGGTGCCATAACTTCAGCTATATAGTATATTAGGGTAATTCTAAAAATATTTTATGACTAAAAGAGGTATAGACGTGCTGACGGAAGCTTACGGCGATGTAATGTCCCAAAGACGTAAGTATGAACTAGAAACTCCAAACGGAAGTAAAATAGAATTATATTTTCCACCTTTAACTAGATACGATAGGCAAAAAGCTCAAAAAGCAGCAAATTCTGATGATGCTTTAGTCGTATCAACGCAATTACTTTGCCAAATGGCCGAAAAAGAGGATGGAAGTAAATTTTTTTCTATGGCTGATGTTCCAGATTTACAAAGATTGTTGCCGGAAAAAGTTTTAAACGACGTCGAGTTATTTTTATTTGAAGTTAAATTAGATTTAGATTTAGCAAAAAAAATCTAAGGAGGAATAACTGGTTAAATTTTGAGTTTTTCCTCGCAAACGAATTAGGCAAAACAATCGAAGAAATTCGTAAAAGTATGACCGAAGAGGAGTTTATATATTGGGCCGCATATTTTGAAAACAAATACGAAAAAGAAAAACTTTTACTGCAAAGAGCAAAAAACCGGTAATATATAATTAATAACTTTTTTTTTAGTGGCCGAGAGTGTTGTTACCCTTAGAGTCGATACGAGTCAGGCGACTAGAGCGTTAAGGGGTGTACAAAATGAGAGTAATACACTAACTAGAGCCGTAGGTGGTTTAAAAACTGCTATTGCGGGAGTAGGAATAACCGTTTTAGCGAAACAAGCTGTACTTACTTCAGCAAATTTTCAAAAGTTGAATGTTAGATTAGGTTTATTAACAAAAGCCTCGGGAACTTTTGCGAGATCGCAAGAATTAGCAACACAAGCGCAAAAAGCTTTTGGTTTAAGTGCTACCGAAGCTTTAGAAGGTATAACAGATATAACGGCTAGATTACAACCTTTAGGAGTAGGAGTAGAGGATATTAAAACAACTTTTTTTGGTTTTAATACTGCTGCAAAATTAGCGGGTGCTTCGGCTATAGAATCATCAAATGCATTTAGGCAATTAGCTCAAGCTTTAGGTTCAGGTCGTTTACAAGGAGATGAATTTAGAAGTATATCGGAACAAATTCCAACTATTTTAAAACCAGTTGCAGATGAGCTTGGAACGACCGTAGGTGAATTAAAAAAATTTAGTAGTGAAGGGAAAATAACAAGTGCCGTTGTTATAAGAGCATTGAAAAAAATAGAAAATAAAGGGGGAAAATCTTTAGCGGAGTTGTTAAAAAATGATCCAACGCAAGTATTTAAGAATCTTTCTAATGAAGCCGAAAATTTATCGAGAGCATTTGGCGATGCTTTAGCACCCGCAGTTTTGCCTGTAATTAGAGCATTTACTGAAATTACAAAAAAAATAACTGAATTTATAAATTCTGGGGCCGGAAAAGTTTCACTTATTTTTACGGGGATAGCTGTCGCTATTAAAGGGATAACAGTTATTACACCTTTGCTTATAGGTCAGCTTGCAACGATGACTACAGCATTACAAGTAAATGCTGCTAATTCTATTTTGGCATCTACTGGATTAAAAGGACTAGCCGCTTCTTCCTTTTTAGCCGCCGGCGGTATAACTAAAGCAGCTATTGCTCTAAATATTTTTAAAGTTGCTCTTATAAAAACTGGTATAGGTGCTGCAATAGTTGTTTTAGGAACTTTAGCGGCAAAATTTATTGATAATAAAAATTCTGCTAAAGAAGCAGCCGAGGCTGCAAAAGCTTTTGATAATAATTTAAAAGGTATTGTCGACACCGCCGATAATACTGAAAAAGCATTAAATAATATAGCTATAGCTAATAAAGAATTTGAGCTTTCTAATTTAGGTACTAATCGTAACGATGCTGGTAGAAGAAAAGCTTTAGAACGTGAGTTAGAAATTCTTAAAGAAAGAGCAATAATTTTAAAAGGTGAAAAAGAAAGAGAAGCGCAACTTTCTTTAAATAAAGCTTTTAACGATCAAAATATAAGTATTTTAAAAAATATTACATCTTTAAGAGCGAAATTAGAAGGTAAGGAAGAGGAATTATCACAAGAAGAAAAAATTGCTGCTTTGAAAGAAAAGTTTGGAGAACAAGATGCGCAACAAATAATAAATTTACTAAAAATAGAAGAAGGTTTAAAGAAACAAGTTGAACAAATGACAGAAATAGAAAAAGAAGCCGAAAGAATAAAAGGGATATTTACGGAAATAGGAAACGATATTGCTACTGGCGTCTCCGATGCGTTAGTAGACGCGATAAATGGAACCAAAACTCTTGGTGAGGCCGCAAGCGGAATTTTAAGAGATATTGGAAATCAATTATTACGTTTAGGTATTAATACAATTTTGAAACAGTTCGGGGGGCCTTTTAGTAATTTAGTAGGTTTTGCAAACGGTGGTAGACCACCCGTAAATAGACCTTCTATCGTTGGTGAAAAAGGTCCTGAAATTTTTGTACCATCTTCAGCCGGAAAAATTATTCCTAACGATCAAATAGGAGGCGGAGGAATAGTTAATAATATCAATATTGCCGTTGATGCCTCCGGAAGTAATGTAGAAGGAGATGAAAATCAAGCTGCACAATTAGGTAAAGCTATTTCTCAAGCTATACAAGCCGAGTTAGTGCAACAAAAAAGACAAGGAGGGTTACTTTATACCTAATGGCTAATTTACCAAACACCGCTGCTGGTTCTGCATTTGTTCCTACCTATGGGACAACAAAAAAAAACGCACCAAACACAAAAATTGTTAAATTTGGAGATGGGTATGAACACAGAATTTCGTATGGACTAAACCAAAATGCAAAAATTTTTAATTTAACATTTGAAGTAACTGAAGCGGATGCTAATACTTTGACAGATTTTTTTGATGATAGGGCCGTAGATGGAGCAAATTTTGCTTATCAAATACCGACTGAAAGTTCAATGAATTTTGTTGTAGAGGGAGGATATACAAAAAGTATAAATATTAACGGCAGAGCAAGAGTGCAAGTAACATTTAGACAAGTATTCGAGCCAGCTTCATAATGCCAGTTCCAGTATCTAGTTTACAATCTGTTAATCCTAGCCCAATTATCGAACTGTTTGAGCTAACTTTAAACCCAATTTTGCATGGCGATACATCTATACAAGACCCCGATGGCAATAATATTACAACTATAAGATTTCATAACAACACTAAAGATACAACAGGTCAAGATAGCATTATTTGGAACGGAAACACATATTACAGAATGCCTATAGAGGCAACTGGTTTTAAAGAAGATCCTAAACAATTACCAAGACCAACACTAACAATAAGTAATCTTGCCATCATTGCATTAAATATTGGTAATATGTCTAACGTGCTTGCTGCTGTAAACACTGAAACTTTTGCCAATGATCTCGTTGGAGCTACTTTAAAAAGAAGAAGAACACTTGCTGAATTTTTACCAAATAGTAATTTTACTGGTAATAATCCATATGGCACACCAGATAACACTCAAGAATTTCGTATTGATGAGTTTGAAATTGCAAGAAAATCATTAGAATCAAGGAATGTAGTTTCTTTTGAATTAGCAGCTTCTATTGATTCTATAAATGAAAAATTACCAAAAAGACAATTTTTGCCTATGGAATTTGCTGGTATAGGAGATTTCTATAATTGATTTATTGGCAGAAAAAAGTTATTGAAGATGCCCTAAAAGAAAGTCCTAAAGAAATTTGTGGTTTATTAGTAAATATTAAAGGTAAATTAGTCTATAAAAAATGCAGAAATTTAGCACAGATACCAACAGATCAATTTATTTTAAGTCCAACAGATTATTCAATTATCGAAGATCAATATGGCAATGAAGCAATACATGGTATAGTTCATTCTCATCCAAATACAAATCCATATCCAAGTCCAGCAGATCAGGTCTCAGCAGCAAGAACAAATAAACATTGGTACATTGTCAATCCACATACAAAAGAGTGGTACGACTTTAGACCAAAGGAATATAAACAATCATTATTAGGAAGACCTTGGACTTGGGAATATACAAACTGTTGGCAACTTATCAGGGAATTTTATAAGGCAGAATTGAATATTAATCTTATTGACTTTAATAAACCTGACGATCCAGAATACTTTGCTTTTAATCCTTTATTTGAAGATTGTTATGAAAAAGGGGGATTTAGAGCTTTAGAAGATGATGAACCAATGAAATTATATGATTGTCCATTAATGAATTTTTCTGGGGATGGTTTAAATCACATTGCAGTTTTATGTGAAAATAATATGTTGTTACATCACCCACAAGGCAGATTATCTTGTAAAGAAGAGTACAATAGGTATTATAGAAGCATTACAGGCAAGATTATTAGGTATGTTGGACTGTCCTCGTAAAATAAAACTGTATGGAGATTTAGCAGAGTTTGTAGGCGTTAATGAAGTAGAAACTGAAGTTCATACAGCAGCAGACGCTATTAAATGCTTGATTGGCAATTATCCACAAACCGAAAATTACATGATGGATAAATATTATAAAGTCATAGTAAATGACAAACCAAAAACATTAGAAGAGTTACATTATCCAACAGGTCATAATGATATAAAAATTGTTCCTGTTATAAGTGGTCAAGGTCGAGGACTTGGGTCAATAATATTAGGTGCTGCATTGATCGGTTTATCTTTTGGTGCTTTTGGTGCTTTTGGTGTTAATGCAATATCCTTAAAAGGAGGTTTTTCTGCTGGATTTGCTGGTGCTGGTATGGGAGCAAAAGCTGCGTTTGGTATTGGTGCAAGTTTAGTTTTAGGCGGTGTTTCTCAAATGTTAACACCTGTTCCACAGGCAGCTTCTGAAGAAACTCCCAACAGTTTTCAATTCAATAGCCCTATAAATACCAGTATCGCAGGATTGCCAGTTCCAATTTTATTTGGAGAGCGAATAGTCGGATCTGTGGTAATTTCAGCCGGTATTAACGTTATGAAGAACTAATGGAAGAAAAAAATTTAGATATTATTAGCGGTGCGAAAGGTGGTGGGAAAGGTGGTGGATCTCCTTCAACTGCTGATGATAATTTAGACAGTCTTGCCACTGCTAAAATATTAGATGCTATTTGTGAAGGAAGGATAGAGGGTTTTCCTTCTGCAAGAGATGAAGGTATTGGTTTTGGTGCTACTAATTATAATAAATTTGCTTTAAAAGATATTTACTTAGATGATACACCTATTATTGATGAAGATGCAGAATTAAATAACCAAGGAGAATTTGATGATGACGATAAAAACTTTGAGAATGTTGTTGTTGATTCAAGAGTTGGAACTGCTACTCAAAATGTTATGGGTGGTTTTCGTGCAACTAGAGAAGAAGTACCCGTTAATAGTGGAAATATTGCACAAGCCAGCCCAGTAAATGTCAATTTTAGCATCGCCAACTTTCCTGATGCTGGCCAAATAAGATTAATAATTAATGTACCAGCATTACAAAGATTTACTGATAAGGGAGATATATTAGGCACAAATGTATTTTTTAGAATTGAATACAAAATTGATGG